TGCTGTAAATATCATTTATAAAATTATGAACGATTGTTCGTTTGCCGCTACCACTTTTTCCATGAAAAATAATATTTGGTATATCTTTTTTTTCTAAAAAAAAATTTAATTTTTCTTTTATTTCAGGATGATAACATTGTTGTTTATTCATATTCGAAAGTATATTGTATTTAATAACGTATTTAAAGCATTTTTAAATCATAATAAATTGTTTTATATATCATGATTTTTATATTAATCTTTTATAGGTTATTGTTTTCATGAATAAATGAATTAATAAGTTCGGTTAAATTATAACCTTCATTTTTCGCAATTGCCGACAAAACCGATAATGAATTGGATAATGAAATTTTAATATTATTTCGTGTGTCAAATTTCTCTGTTATTTCATGATCTTTCAGAAGGGATTGATATACTAATTGTTGATTAAGAATTGCATATAATGTATCTTGTGTTATAGACCCAAACTGTTTTTGAACCTTTTCATTGAATTCAGACATTGCATTATCTTGTTCTGTAAAACGCATTTTTCCTTTAATTAAATGCGGCATACTGTTATATGGATTTTTTAATATAATACATAGAGTTGTGTTTAAATATATTATATATAATATACAACAATACATATATCTAAAAGCAAACACCATCATTAATATCAATGAGGCACCCTGACGACAGTTGCGGCAATTGGGTAAACTCGGATTGCTTTAATTTATCTCTCATATCAATTAATAAATTCTTCCATGAGAGATTAGACGATGTCGATTTATCCTTTAATGAATTTAAGAATGCCCATGTCATTGCTCCTTGATATTTTTGTTCCATATAGGCATCGGCACTCGTTTGCGTATCATTACAACCACTAATCATAATAACATTGCTATTGGTTTCGGTATCATTGTTATCAGTAGTAAAGGTGTCATTTTCTAAACTGTCTAAATATTGATATTTAAGGTCAAGAACAGTTCCACTAAAGCAACAATCAAACAATGCAAAGAGAGTAACGCCTTTCTTCAAATGTAATTGAATGAGAGATTTTAATTCATCGTCTAAAATACCTTTAAGATCCGATGTCAAAATCATTTCATCCTTTCCATCATTTTCATCACTATTGCGGTCATATGTAGAAGAACCATGTCCGCTGTAAGAAAAGAAGAGTAAATCGCCTTCTTCGCCACTTTCTAAAAATGCCTTAAAAGCATCGAGGATTTCATCTCTCGTGGGTTTCTTTTCGGTATCATCCGTTATAATGGAAATATTCTCAGTTTTAAATCCATAACTGTTAGTTAAAGCAGTGTGAATAGATTCAGTGTCATTAATACAACCGTTTAACTGTGCGTCCGTTCCATTATAATTAATACCAATTAATAATCCTCTTTTATTTTTAGTGATTTCAATTTCTTCTGGTTTTACCAATGAAACCAATTTGTTATGGTATTGTTTATTTAATTCTTTATGGTAATATTCAAAACGGCGTTGGTATAAACCGATATAATATTGTTTTGTTCTGAAATTTAAACGCATATGACTAATACGATAAATAATCCCGTTATAATAATTAATTACACTTTGTAATCTTCTTCTGTAAGATTGTGTTATTTGTGCTGAATCCATTTTATAATAATAATGGATATAATATTATAAAATAGATATAATATTTTTAGTGTATATATAAAATATAAATCATATAAAAGATTATTTATATAATTTATATAATTAGTAATATATATAAATGTCGTCTATTTTTAATAAATTAATAAGTAAAGGTGATTCGAGTGATTATATTTCACAGAAAAAAAAACAAACAATATTTAACGAATTTATTAAATCAACCACTGCTTCTGATTTTAATCCGGTAAAGAAAGATGGATATAAATATAATGATAATTTTAAATTCATACCTGCTACTGAAGATGCATCAAAATGTTTAATATTTTCAAAAAGTTATGAATTAAAAATCGAATACAAGGATGGGAAAAATTATGTTAATGTTGATTGTAGTCTTAATGTAACAGGGTAAACCATGTTATTATGTTACACATTACGCCCAACTAGTTAAACTTTGGGTATACGGATTGTTTTTAAATGCATTTAATAATTCAGGCGCAATTCGGTCATTATTCACACTTTGGTCATACCCCTGAGTAACCTTGACGCGATCTAAATTTTCAACAACACCTCTTGCGGTAATTCCGGCAGTTCCACCAGAACTAGGCACCCACCATCTATTATTATCTCTATCGCCATCGCGTTTATGTATAGAAATGTTTTCCACTTGGTTAAACATTTGTGTTCCTCCTTGGTTCGGGCGAAGTTCTTGAGTTTTATTCACATTATTGCGTTGACGGTATTCGGCTTCATACGACTTGGTAGAAGCAAGACCATTGGGACCAGCAACACCCGTATGTGATTTTGTAGTTGTATCCCGTTGTAATTGAACTGGTTGATGTTTGGAAACCAAGTAGGCACTTCCATCCTGTTGCTGCACGTTCAAGTGATTACAATCTAAATCTGCTTCAGTCATCTCTCTAATTGTTGTTTTTGTGCGATCAGCAGGATTGTATATTTGTCCCTTGGTTACAGGAGCAGTCGGGTTTCCACTAGAACGCATATTATCCACTACATCTTCTTTACGTGTAGGTCTAATAAAATCAACTACTGGAGATACAATTGCTTTTATAATACCACCCACGGGACCCATTGAGGTATTTTGTCGGGTTGAAGAACGATTGTTTGACCTATTTGAAAAACTCTGAATACCATAATCGCCGTTAGTAGCACATGCATTTCCAGAGCAAGTAGGCGGTGCAAATGCTTTTTGAGGAAGTTCTTGACGTCTGGATGGTTGATGTTCTTGGTCAACATAAGTCCCTCCTGTTTGATTCGCGCGTGTTCCGTAATATTCAGCGGTTGTGTTAGTTCGATTCACATCATGTAATACTTCAATACCTCTAGCAGTTGGTGCCTTTTCTAAACCAGTTGTCGTCATCCAGCGTTCGGGTCCAGAAGCAAAATATTTTTCAGGTAAATGCTTCTCAACCTTTCCTTGTGTTTGTGAAGAAGGTGCGTTTTTAATAAAGTGTGTTCCTGGACCTTCGTGACCTTGTAATTCAAATGTCATTTTCGGGTTTGTTGCAACACGGAGTTCATCAACTGTTCTGTCAGTCCATAAATCACGCGCTTCCATACCCGAATTAAATCCAGCACTACCATCATTTGTAAACCCTTTGTTTAATCCAGGACCAACGCGCTGTTCTTCCCAAGGTTTTACATTTGCCATCTTCATACTGGGATTAACACGTGATTGAATAAAATCACTTACATTGGGCGCTCCGTTTGCGTATTGATACCCTTCTTGCGGATTAAATAAAGGTGCTTGTTCCTTTTTTGAAAAAAATTGTGACCCAGTGCCTTGCATATTATCTAAAATACTTTCATGAACAGTGCTATCTACAGTTGCTCCGCGTATTTTTCCACCAAAAAAAGGTGCCATGTTATTATGCTTAAAATTAGACTTATCAATTGGTTTTCCTGTTAATGAATAGTTAGGACCGGGTAAATCATTTCTTGAAGCACCGTTTTGAGTAGGATTGCTATATTTGTCGGTATGTTGATTTGGGTTGGTATAAGCACCAATATTATTCTCTCTTGTTACTTGTTCAGTTGTAGGAAAATTTTTAATAGGTTTTGGTGGGTTTATGCCAGGCAACTGGTTCTTAGTGCCTTGCATATTTGTATAACCTTCGTTTTTATTGGAGACACTATCTTTTTGTTTTGAAATAACATACATACTACCTAATGCTATTAAAGGAACTGCTAATTCAGCCATTTATATATATTAAATATAATAAATAGTAGATTTATTGTATAATAAAAATATACTTATTTTATATTTATTATATATTACGTGTCATTAAATATGAGCATTAATGTAAAATTAGTTATCAATTAGTTGTCTAGGTGCCTTGGCAACAAATATATCCTTTTCCAAAATACGTGTGCTTAAATTATTTTGAAACGGAAAGCAAGTATTTTCTTGAGGATTTAATGGCAATATGCTATACTTGGTTTGTTCTAAATCACGGTATTCCCAGGCAGGATGAGTTGCTCTTGATTGATCTGTAGATGCATTTCCATTGTCATAATTCACGTGGTTTGTTTTAACTGCATTTAATTTATAGTCATTTTTTTCTATATCATCACGATTACTATTTCTGGATAAACCAAATAAGTCACTTTCTAAATTTACTGTATTTGTCATTAGATTACCACCCCATTTTTGCATACGAATATGAGGGTCTTCCATATACAATGGTTTACTACCGTTACCTGGAACATTTAACATATATCTGCCAGTTCCGGTAGATTCTTGTAATTGTTTATTAATTCGACAAGGGTCATCGTGAAAACGTGTAAATGCCATTATTTATTATATATATTATTATATTTTATAATATTGTATATAATTGTTAGTATGTATAATTAAATAGGGTAAGGTCGTTGGTTCTTTTCAACTACAAGAGGTTTGGGTAAGTGAGTAGGAAGACGATCAAAAAAGTTTAATGTTGGTATTGCCTTTAACTCTGGTTTAATTGGTTTTTGGGGTTTAACTAGATTTGTTGAATTAATGCCAAACAATGTAGATTCAATTTCAATTGGATTATTTGATAGTGTATCTCTTGGCATACGATTTGGCATATATCCAATACTTGGCATTGAATTTATGTATGCTCTACCCTGTGGATTGTGCGCATATAAAACATTTTCACGACTCAAATTAAAATGCTCTTGCTCTAAATTATAATTACCGCGTGTATTAATATTTCTTGTTGATGCCATTCTTATATTATATTATAATACAGTTATAAAATTTTTTATTATAAATATTATTATAAATATTATTATAAATATTATTATAATGCCGACAACAATTTATTCAAATATATGTCATCAATTGAATTATGAATTAAGTAATCAATAATACACCTATGTGTTAAATCAAAATATTCAAATTTAAATAACATTTTAAAAATAATATCATTTTCATCTAGAATAGCAATTTTATCAGTTTCGATTTCTCTATTACTAGCATTATATATATTTAGTAATTCATTTATATCTTTGTTTCTTCTTGCCTTTGTAAAAACGTCCTTAAAATCACCACTAAGAGAGATTGAGAAATATAATTCTTCAATGATGTTATTAATTATATCATCGTTCCATTCAGTTAAATCAAATGCCTGTAGTAATTGAATACGATACATTTGTTCTTTATCATTTTCGTCCATATCATCAAATAATTTATAAGTGCATACAAAGTCTGCTTGATACATTTTATTAAATGATAAAATAAAGTTTAAATGTTTAAATCATTACAAAATTATATAGAAAATAAAACAGTATTAGAAAAATATTAAATGTCATAATATATTAAATGAGATTGAACAATAATATCGCACATTATGGTGATATAATGGCAATACCTTTTTTTCTAATTACATTCATATATTTTTACAATATGGAAAATAAAACAGTATTAGAAAATCTAATAATGTTTTTTATATTTGTTTGTTTAATAGGTGACATATTTTTTAGTGCTATATATTTTAAATTATTATAAAATATAAATTATTATAAAATATAAATTATTATAAAATATAAATTATTATAAAATATAAATT